AAATATAATTACATTTATAATTATTAGACCAATTGTAATATCAAATAATCCTGTATATGATTATAATATTAAGATTTATCAAGATGAGAAATTATAAGATGATTTCTGTAAATAAACCAAAATGATCTGATATATTACCACTTTTTCTATACTTATTTTTTAATTGTTGATATGGTTTATAAAATGCTAAATCTGTATTTAATGGTTTAACACCATAAGTAAATATTCGATCATATCTAGCTAAATATTTATAATCATTTATAAAATATTCATTAATATATTTATTTATAGTATATTTATGATTTGATTTAATAGTAACATCAGTTAAAAAATTTATTTTAGTAATTTCATATGATCTTAAATTAGTATCTCCCATAAACACAATATGATCATTTAATTTAACATCACTATCTAAATGACGATATTGTATTAATCTAATATCTTTATTTAATTTCATAGGCATCCATCTTCCTGATATAAATTTAAAATGTTTATCATTAATTAAAAAAACTCCTGTTGTACCATACTCTTTTAGATATGATTCTATTAGATAATGTTCTTTCTTATAAAGAATATAATTTGTTGTCATACCAGTTAACATTACTGTATTATTATTATTATTTAGATCTAATGGAGAAATCATATTATATGATGAATTTAATAATTCTCTAAATGAATCATTTTCTGTTGGTAAATTATGAAGATCTAATTCTTGTAATGCAATAAAATCAGCATCATAACTTTCAATTGATTCAATTAATTTTTTTTTTTTAAATGTCATAAATGAATCAACGATATCAGGATCTAAATTATTAATATATCTTATTTTATAATCATTTAAAATTGGTACTTTAACAGTTATAGATCTTAATTTATTTTCAAGAATATGATATGATATAATAGATTTATCTAAATAATCAATATTTGTATTTTCAATATTAAATTTATCATCATCAAATAATGACATTTTAGTATTATATAATGTTTTTAAATCTAAAATAAGTTTATCATCTTTAATATCATGATAATCGATAAATTTTAATATATCATTACTTTTTAAATGACTTGTACCATAAATTAAATCATCATCATTGCAAATATTTAATGATATTAACTTAATATTAGTCATCTATCAATTATATATAAAATATAATTAATATATCCTTAAATAAAAAAAAATTTTAATTGATTTTAATTATAAATTAAAAAAGAATTCTTCTTTTTTCTATTAATTTTAGCAAGATCCTTTCCTTTTAAGCCTTTTGTTTCTATTATTTTCATTTCAGATTTTTTTAATTTATAATTATTTGGTTCTACAAATAAATCTTCATTTGAATTTTTAGAATTATCGAGTAATGATAATTTTTGAAAATCTGTATCTAATGATTCAATCTCACTTTGATCATTAGCTAATGATGATATTTTTTTAATATCTGTATCTACTGATTCAATAAATAGATTACTATTAATATCATCTTGATCATCATAATCATCTTGTACTTTTTTCTTAGTTTGTATTTCAATATGATCATTATCACTTTGAGATTGATCATCAAATAAATCATCATCAACAAAATCAAAATTACTCATATTAATATTAATTCTCATAATATTATTATCACCTATTAGTCGTTGAACATGATCTGAAGAATATTTATGGATAATATCAACTTCTTTCATATTATTAAAATCTCTAATTCCACACAATACAACATCATCTTTAAAAAATTTACATCTTCGGACTGCTCCTCTAATTACTCCAATTACATTTTCTCTAACTATATGTGTCGAATCAATTATATTTAAATTACATCTGCCATTACCACTATTAGCATTTATAATACCATAAACTACTTCATTTTTTGGATAATTCTCATGCGTAACATATGCAATATCTCTACGCTTATTTTTTCCTTTTTTTGTATGTTTACCACCTTTTTTATTGAGAACCATTTATATATATATACCGTATATATATAAATTATATATATGTTATATTATATTCAATTTTTTTATACACCCAATAATCATAAAATTTATATACCATAAAAATAATGAGTCACGTACCATATGAATTATTTATTACAAGAGCTAAATATTGTTATCCATTAATCCAGTGATTACATTATTTATTGATGATAATGATGTATAAATATATAAGAAAATTATATAATGATTTATAGGTGTTAAACCATTATAAAATATTAGAAAATGGGGTATATATTCAAATATTATAAAATTTATATCAATATTGATGATATAATTTTGATGAAAAATATATATTTATTAATAATTATAATTAAATCATTAAAAGATGTAAATTTTATGATTATTCCTGATGTAAAAAAATTGAAATAAAATTATTATTATCATATTAAATAAATATTCAGTATATTCATAATGTCATCAATTTTACAAAATCAAATGTATTTATCATCATCAAGTGGTGATGAATTTAATGTAGTTACCGTTACTAACAGGTTTAATACTGTAGACGAGTTTTTTTCATTCTACGAAAATATATTTATATCAGGTCCACAATTTGGTAAAACATATTTTATTTTTATAAATAATTCATCTCTAAAAAATATAGATAAAAATTTAGTTAATAAAAGATTAATTGAATTAATATCTGAATATTTAGATCTATCAACAATAGGTATAGATATTAATATAACAGATGATCCATTATATTATATTGAACGAGATATTTATAAAATTTCAACACCAAAAAAAAAGACTAGAACAGATATACCTAATGCTCCATCTAAAAAAGATCAAAATAGATATACCTGACGCGCCAGCTAAAAAAAGATTATATTTAGAAGTATTAACTTTATAAAATCACAAATTTTTTTTATATTTATAAAATTTATCAACAGATTCTATTTATGATTTAATTCCTTAAGTCAATTGTATTAATTGTATTGAAAAAAAATTGAATAAATAATAATTAGTTCAATTTTTGAATAAATTATACATAAAATACATTAATAATGGCTAATTTTGATTTTTTACAATCTGATATACGTATTAAAATTAAAAATAATTGGTTACCTACTAGAGATTATCAAAAAAAAGCATTTATTGATTTTAAAAATAATAATGAGCAAAAATATGAATATAATCAAAATGGAATACAATTTACAATTTGTAGAGTAAATGATTTTATCTTATTTATAAGAGAAGATAATACTTATAGTCCAATTGCAGATTGGAATGATGTTAAAGTATTTTTATTAGATAAAATACCAGTAAAATGGTATAATGCGAATAATTATCAAACATGGGCATATTTTGATTATATTTATAATAATCAAAATCAAAATGAGAAAACATATATTAGTAGAAATACAAATTTAAGTAATATAGATACAGATAATTTTACATTTTTGCCATTTGATGATATTAGTCCAAATATTATATTTAAAATGTTAAAAAATCAATATGGTTCAATTTATCTTGAAAAAAATGATATTGATAAAACTCGGATAATGATTTCTGATAACAGATTACAACAAGATGATTATTATAATCAATATATTAGATTAACAGATAATATTCAAAAAAAGGAATATAATTGGTTCGAATCAGCTTTTGGGTTTACTGAAAATGAATATGATAATACTAAATACAAAATAAAACAATTATATAATAATCATAAGATTAATAATATCGATGTTGGAAATTTTAGATTAATTAACTTAAATGAAATATATGATTTATTATCAAAAAATTCAAAAACTAATTTTGGAATAGTATCTATTAGTAATATTATTGCCGATATCAAAGACTTACATAAGAAAGTAGAAATTGATCAATCAACTATTCAAATAGCATCACAATTAAATTGTTTAGAAATGATAAATCCCAATGTTAAACCTGAAGATGGAATAACAATTTATCAAGATGATAAAACACAAGGACCAATTTGTGTGATATGTACACCAGCAGGAATTGCTTATCGAAATTATTTATATGACAATGGTCAAAAAGTAGATAAACAAATTGATATGTCAAGAGAATTATTATATTTTTTACAAAGTCATGATCAATCAATAAATTGGCAAGTTATCAATGGATATTTATTTGTTGAAAATATTGAAATGCTAAAAAAAATAAATTTATTATTAATACAGAACCAAGATATTAGAAGAATAGCTAGAAGAAAGATTTTAGCAGGGATTCATAATAATTTGGGTATTTATATTGATAATAAATCATATGATCATCATGTTAATCATGTATTATGTAGTGGAATTCCAATATCTTATCATAAAAATGAATTAAATAATACTTTATTATGGGATGGATTGGCAGAATTATTTTTAGAAGCTTATTATGAAATTACTCTGTTAATTACTTGTTATAATAATATACAATCTGGATTAAATAAACCATGTTATTTAACAAAAGTAGGTGGTGGTGTTTTTGGAATGAAAAAAAATATGATAATTAGAGCAATTAATAGAGCATGTAATATAGTTAAAAAATTAGGATATTCATTAACAGTATATTTAGTTCATTATGGAAGTATAGAACCTAATTATGAAATATTTGATAAATTAGTAATTTCATCATTAGATAATAAATCTATTTGGGATGATACAATATGGATCTTATCTAATCTTTCATAAAGAATTATTTAATAATTTAGTTTATAATATTTTTTTTTAATAATATAAAATTAATATGATGAATAGTATTTCAATATATTGGATAAACTTATCAAGATCAAAAAATAGAAAAAAACTTATGTTAAAAAATTTTGAAACTTATCCAAATAATTTTAGAATTGAAGCAATTGATGGTAAAAATATAGATAATTATTTAATTGCATTACCTAAGTATTATAAAGCATCTAATTATGAGATAGCTTGTACTTGTTCACATTTAAAAGCAATATATACTGCTTATATATCAATGGAACCTATGGCAATAATATCAGAAGATGATTTAGATATTTCACAAATAGATGATTTATCAACATATATAAAATATATAATAGATAATTCACCAGAAATTTGGGATATACTTCAACTAAATACATCAAATTTGCGAAAAGTAGAAGAATTATATAATAACTATAAAAAAAATAATTGTATATGGACAATATGGGATAATTTTTCATCAACAGTAATTTATTTAATAACAAGATCTGGAATGAAAAAAATAATAGATAGATATATTAAATTTAGTGAAAGTGGAATAATATTTGATTTAAGATTTGAATCAATTTTAGTAGCAGATTATTTAATTTATTATAATTTAATAACATATACTATAAATAGACCATTATTTAATTATTATACAGCTGATTCAGAAATTCATTCAGAACATTTACAATATCAAAATAAAACAAGATATTTAATTAAATCATTAAAATAATAATTTCGATTATAATGATGTTTAAATTTATAATTTAAATTTATAAATGATACATTTAAAAAGATTACATATACCAACTGATTTTAATTATTATGAATATATTAATAATTATTCAGATTTAGAGAATATGACAATGTATGAAGCATATTTACATTATATTAGTGTTGGTAAATTTGAAAATCGTATATATAATTCTAAAAAATTAGAAAATTTTAATTATAATGAATATAAAAAATTATATTCGGAATTAGATAATTTATCAAATTCAGAGTTATTATTACATTATATTAAAATTGGGAAATATAAAAATAATATAAATAATCGATTAACAAGATTAAATATTCCAAAAATATTTCATTTTATTTGGGTTGGATCTAATAGTATACCACATGCGTATCAAAGATATATCAATTCTTGGAGAAAATATCATAATGATTGGAAAATTAGAATATGGACAGATGATGATTTAACATATTCTAATTTTTTAAATTTAGATAAAATAAATATGAGTACAAAAATGGCACAAAAAGCAGATATTATGAGATATGAAATTATATATAATTATGGAGGTATTTATGTTGATTGTGATTTTGAAGCATTTAAAAATATTGAAAATATAATATCAAATTGTGATTTTTTTATATGTAATGGTGATTATGATTGTCATGATACCAAAGTAATAACAAATGCATTTTTTGGTGCAACAATTAATAATAAAATATCAATGAAACTAAGAAATGATATTAATC